CATACGAATCATTCCGTACGCATTCCATGGGGTCATTTCGTCACTTACCTCTGTATGTAGGTAACGAGTTCCTTCGTAGTCTGCCCACTCGGTAATAAGTACCCAGTTAACACAGATGAAGTTTTCCCCATCCTCGTCTACTTCTTGGAGAGCCTTCATGGCGTCTTCCATAATTTGTTTAAACTTATTTTGCATATTGAGTTTTAATAACTATTGGTTCTGCTGTAAAAATATCCCACTTGCAAGATATTGAAATTGCTTTATGGATTATTGATTGCGCATCCTGTGGAGTGAGACCAGGAGTGTCCACTTCCATTGCCTCCATAGCGCCAAGGGCAATGTCACCACCACTGCCAGAGTAGTAGATACCACGACTATCACGGTCCCAAGAATAATCTTCAAAGATAGGATAGATAATTCCCCGCACCACAACAAGAAACGATGAATCATGTTCCGCAGCATCCCCATCCTCTTTCATGTCATAACCAGCATCTATAAATAACTTACGCATTGCTGGTATAAATTTCTGTGTAATGTACTTATCTAGATTCTCTGAAGCAGTTGGCTTGGGTGCTTTCCACCCAAACTGCAAAAGGTTTGAACCACGTCCAGCCCCTGAACCTGCAATCAAGATTCCGTTGTTTTCAATAATCTTGTAGGTAGCCATATTGATAGGGCGACCTGACTCATCAGATGAACGAGAATCGCATCCGATAACAGCCCAGCCATTGCCTTGAATAGCAGCGAGTGTTGTCATGTCCCCTCCTTCAATTAGATACGCGATGAAGTTCTTGCGCTAGCGTTTGCCGCTCCGCCAATATTTAAACTGTTCAGTAGAGTTGTTACATCTTGTGGTCCGCCAGGAGCAATAGCGCCTCCTACTGGCGCGGCGGGAGCAGGGGACGGTTGCTCAACCGTAGGTGCACCAGCAGGAGGTAATTCTGGAGCAAAGACATCTGTAATTGCATCTTCAATAGTTATGCCCTTTTGGCGCATTCTAATGACTGCTGCAATCTTCTTAACGATGTCCGTTGGGTCCCCGCCCTGAGTAATCATTTCAGGAATTGCTTGTGCACTGGACTGAAGAGATGTAACGAGAGTGTTTCTCATTTCTTCTACTTCAATCTTTTCTTGTTCCTTAGTTACGTTAATTCCAAATGGAAGTTCACGCATAGCCATATCACGGCTAATGAGTTTGCCACCCAAAGCCTGAAGCATAAAAATAAGTCCCTGTGCTGGATTAAGACCAGCCAACATTCCATAACGAACATCTGCAGAGTAATCAGCCTTGATGTCCTTGCTTGGTAGATACTCAAGTGAGTATGGAGAACCAGCGTCTACGCCACGAATTGTCTTTGTAAAGTTATATAGTGCTTCATCAATCTGGAAGCAGACAGTAATAACATCTTTTAGAGCAGAGGCAAAGATTGCCTGTGCTGACTTAACCTGTGTATCAAAGCCACCCATAAGCGCTTGAACGCCCTGTCCAGTAACAATTGATGCATCAATGTTTCCAGTACGTGATTCTGGATAACGTGTTCCAGTACGTAATTCTGATTGAAGAACTGCCTGCTCTTGGAATGCGCCTTGAGGTAGAGTTAGTTCTACACGGCGTACACCTCCAGGAGTGTTGGTACGAATGATTGCATCGCCACCAAGTTGGAAGTCTTGAACATCACCTGGGACAACGATTGGTGCCTGTACTGACTTCTCTGCTGCTTCCATCGCAAGTAATGCGAACCTATTACGAAGCAACTGAATACCTAGTACATCATCAAACTGTCCACGGGCTTCGCCATCTACGGATGGACGAACCGCTACTACAACCATCATCTTACCAATTGGATTAGCAGCCTGAGAAAGTATCAGGTTGTTTCTTGTTGGTACATAGATGGTTGATTGCTCTTTATCGTAGTAACGAATTACCTCAATATGTGCATTAAGGTCTTGTTCGTATCTATCTGAACCAAGCAACTCGTACTCATACTCTGGGAATTGTGCAACCAATTCAGCCAATGTCATGAGGTAGCGTTTAGCGAAGGCAATACAACGTCCGTAGCGGTCAAACTCTGGGTAAGCCCCAATTGGATTTTCTACTCGTATACGTGGTAGCCCTGCTTCTTCGTCTAATTCAATAATGAAAGGGACGAAACCATATGTAATGTACCAGTCTGCGCCTGTGTACATCTGAACTTGCAAATCTGAATTAACAAAATAGTTAGAAGCGATGCGTGTGCGCTTATCAGCAAAGGAACGAGCACGGTCGTTCGTCTGATTGGCTGCAGAACAGTTAACTGCAGGTAGCGGTGCCATAACTTCGGACAAGTCTTTAGCAACAATGTCAACAAAGTTAGCAACTACGTTTGCATCTACGCCTTCTGGAAAGAATTCTGGGTAAACATTAGAGATTTTTCCTGTACGTACGGCAAGTACGTCTTGTTGACGTCTATCACGCTCAGAGGCGCGGAACTTGAGGGACTCAACCCGTGCTGAAATCTGTTTAATTGATAGCAATTACTTGCCTTTCTTAGGGCGTTTTTCTAACGCTTTCTTTTTCTCTGCCTTTTTAATATCTTTAAGCGCTTGCTTGACTCTTTCATCAGCAATACGTTGTGATTCGTAGTCCGCTTTGCTTAAGCGTTGCTCTTCTCTTTCAACTTTAGGACGAGTGCGAGAGGAAATTGTTGGCTGATTAAAGCGTGAACTAGAGTATGCGTTAGAGATTCCTAACTTACGGCTCTCATCCATCTTTCTGTCACCTGGACTTACAAGTTTATTGCGCTCACGTGCTGGACTTGGCTTACCAACTGTGATTGTGCGTGGGTTTGGCTTAGCACCTTGAATACTTTTACCACCAGAGCGTGTGCCACGTGGCTTAATCGGTGTAAGAAGATTACGAACGCGGGCGTTCTTTTCTTGAATACGCTTTCTTACAACATCTTCTGGAGTAACGCGGGTACTTTGATAAGACTTCTTAATACTTGTATCTGGCTTTTTACCTTTTCTGCCACCAAGGGTAGTTACTTTGATGCCACCAGTTTGTGTCTTGCGAATAACTGGACCAGTACGTGGAGAACGTGGCTTAGATAGTGTAGGAACCTTACGAGGTCCACCAGGGTTTTTCTTAGCCTCGCTATAAACTTCTTTAACGTCCTTGCTTGTAATTTTTTTTGAAGCAGTCTGAAGTTGTTTCTTCTTGGCTAAATTCTTTGCAATAATTTTGGCAATTGAGGATACAGCCATTATCTACCCATGTTTCTGTATAACTTGGATACCTTCTTAGCACCCTTGCCTACGATGCCCCCAACTGAACGTGCAACCTTCGCATATGGAAACACAGTAAGTGCCACATCTGTTTTAGTTTTAGGAACCATAAAGTCAATAACATTTAATGCAGCCTTAGCAGGACCCTTAGTAATAGCCTTTGGCTTTGCAAGTTTTTTAGATGGTGCAATCTTTGTTGTCTTAGCCATTGCTCTTACCCTTCTTCTCTAGGTTCTCTTTCATGAGACGGCGTGCTTCGGCAATCCAGTAATCTCTCACCTCTGGTGAGGCAGCACGCTTACGAAGTTTTTCATTTGCCGCAGCAATCTGATATGTCTTCTGCTTATTAGTCAAAGGCTTTTTCTTGGCAGGCTTCTTCTTTGCTGCCTTAGATACTGCCTTAACAATCTTCGCTGGATTAGCCATTAGTCATTCCATTGTTTGAACATAGCGCGATAATGTTCTTTTAATTGTTTTTCAGAAATTTTTTCTTGTTGTTGACGAATATCATGACGCATTGAATTTATTTGAGATTTTGTAGGACCTAATTTTTTTTTCAAAGAAGCCTTTTTTGCTGGAGCAGTTGGTGTTGTCTTTCCCTGCTTACGTAAAGTAGTTAGGCTTCCACCGCGTTCACGGTTAGGACGAGCAGGCTTTGCATTTTTTATAATACCTTTTAAAGTTGCTCCGCCCATATTGCGATTGTTCTTTGACACTGGCTTATTAGCAGCCTTAAGCCCACGCTTGTTGGCTTTTGCTTCCGCCTTTGATAATGGCTTAGCATCTTTAATCTGCTTTTTTAGGGAGCCAAGTACTCCGCCACCAATTTTAACTACGTTAGGCATTATTTACCACGCTTCTTAAGATTCTGCTGAGAGTTAATCTTTACTACAGACTTACCTTCTTTTTTAATAGCAGCAGCCTTACGAGCCTTAGCCTTTCCTGGACCGCGAAGATTTGGTTTGAACATGTACATATCGCCACCATAATAATCATCAGCCTGCTTGTAATGTATTTCAAGGCTTTTATCAAACTCATAATCCTGTGCACGCTCTGAGCGCTGTGAACGAGTTAACTTCTTACCACGGTTCGAAAGGTCTGACTTAGGTGCAGACTTACGTGGAAGAACCTTTACAGCAGACTTAGGGTTAGCAAGTGGCTTAGCCTTCTGTGCTTGCTTAAGCGATGGCTTCTTTTTAGTTGCAGCCTTAACCGCACCTTTTACAATTTTAACTACATTAGGCATTTACTTACCCTTCTTCTTTACAGGAACTGACTTGCCACGATTAGCACGGTACTTTCCTTCTGCTGCTGATTGTCCAGCGTTGCGAACAAGTGGGTGCTTATCTAGACGAGAACGAAGATTTGTTTCCTTCATGGACGTACGGCGAGATGTGTAAGGAGGGGTATTGTCTGCTCGTGTAAGTTCTTTTTTAATATTTTTATTTTTACTTACCTTAACATACGAGTCTTTGCTATCAACAATTTTAACTTTTGAGTTCTTACCAGAAACCATAGGTCCCATTTTTTCGGCAACATTAGCAGCCTTGTTTGCTGCTTTTACTTTTCCGCTTGTAATGTTGGAACCTTTGCTTGTCTTCTTGCCACGCATTGCTTTAGCAGCCTTGCCAACAATCTTAACTACATTAGCCATGTTAATTCCTTATCCGTAGTTCTCAGCCCATTGCTCAGCAAAGGCTTCATCTAAATTAATGATTACTCGTTTTTCTCTTTGTGCTCTTGTTGACCAACGGTTGTTGGTGTAGTGGTTCATGAAACTTGTCTGCTGCATGAACTCACGTGCTCTCAGCACGGCAAACCAGAGTGCCATCACGCAGTCGGTCTTACCTCTGGTGTCTGGCTTCCAAGTAATCAATTGCTGAGTAAGGGCTTTAAGTCCCTCAGACCCATCCGCAGATGGGAGTTCTATTTGGTTGTTCTCTTGGAACTTCTCGTTGTACATAGTTCCAAAGAGTGTTGACATAGATGCCACACCAAAGGAAGTGTCCCACTTGTTCTTGTTTGTATGGTGAGCCTCAAGGCGAACGCCGTATGCTCCAAGCCATTGTCGTAAATCCTCATCCAGAGAGTACGCCTTCTGGTGAGCGTTAATCTCCACACGCAGTTCTTGAGGACGGTACTTTTCTACAAGTTCCTCAATCATTGCACGAATCTTTTGCGGAGTAGGTTCGCTCATATTGATGCAGTCTAAAACGTAAATTTTTCCGTCAGCCCTGTTATAGGTAATCGGAACAAAGGCTGCATGTCCTGCACCCATCGCGGGGTCAAACCCAATAATTGTGTAGCCTTCTACCTGAGTCGGATGTCCCACCGCGCCTTGGCGCAATGGTCCACGCTTACGTCTACG